ATCATTGGGTGCTTGTGCCCCGATTGGCTGTGTCACAAAAATTAGGGCATAAGTAATGCCGACCGTTACGACTAAAAAAACCAATGCAAGTGTTGTGCCAATTATCAAAATCAGCCGTGCATGAACGTCCTCAGGTGCGCGGCGGCGCGTTGGTTTGTGGTGTTGTGAATCCAAGTATGTCGTCAGTACACGTTCCAGTAGGGACGCATTGTGGTCTTTGGCATTCAGGTTTTGACCAGTTTTCAAATTCTTGGCATTCATAACGTGTCCACCCCTGATACCCACAAGCAGTCAGCATTAACGCAAGTGCCCAAGTCAATGCTGCTGCCGTGAGTTTCCGAGTTATTTCCCCGTTAACCCGAAACTCTTGTCCTGCGGATTTAACGCACGCAAGATTACGGGTGCGACCGCTGCCACACCTGCCATTGCAAGTGTCTTTGGGTCAGTTACACCAGCCATGTAAAGGGCAAGTGCTGCTGCCATGAATGAGCGTGCCCATGATGCTGCTAGGGCTTTGGCTTTGTCCATTTTTTCTCCTTCTTAGGTTTGTCTCCCGTTGCTGGAATGGTGACCGTTGGAAAGTCACCTTTGTATGGTGCGAATTTGGGAATCCCGAACCCGACCACTTCTTTTCCTTCACCGTAATGGCGAACCTTCACCATGACCATGCCACCATTTCTTTGGTCGCCTGTTCCTGATGTATTTCCTTCAATAAGCAAAACTTGATTGTTTGGCATTAAACCAACAACAATTCCAATGTGGCTTACACGATCAACGCCGTCATGTGGAAAATCCATGAAGGCCAAATAACCTAATTGCGGCATATTTGACCAACGTGAGATTTCTTTAAATTTATGTGCCCCCATTGCAGTTGAAACGCATGAAGGAATCTTGACTTCAGATTTTGCAAAAACCCAATTGACAAAACTTCCACACCAGGGTAAACCGTTGGCCTTTGTAAATTCACCGTATTTGGTCAGGTTGTCGCCTTCTTCAACGGTGCCAACTTCAGCAATAGCCAACTCAATGACGGCTGCTGATGTGCCTTTTGGAAACATCTTAGTCAAGTGTCCCACTTATAGCCCAAGTGCTGCTTTAAGGTCAGGCACTGATAAACCTACGCTGGCTAGTTTGTCAGCAATAGTCGGTTCAGGTGCAACAATTGTTCCGTTGTGAGCAGTAACTACTGCTGCTGCTTTGGCTTCATCTGTTGTTTTAATGTCTAACCAGAAATTGCCGTTGCCGTCTATTACAGGTGCTTCGGTTTCATTTTGTAAAGTAACACCGACTGCTGCAAGTTCTGCAAGCAATTCAGCGCCATTAAGATTTGTTGGCTTATCAAATTCAATCATTGTTATGCTCCTAAGTAATATGTGCCAAATTGCGTGTTATAAGCCGAACCACCATAAACGGACAAATTGCCGCCACTATTTTGAAATACATCTAATTCAAAATAATCGCCTGCGGAGGCTGCAAAAGCCTTGCCACCAATAATGGTCGGCTCTTGATTAGCGGCACTTGTTGGTGTGGCTTCCATAATAAAACCAACAGAGCCATTTTTTAAGATTCTGCATATACGCCGACCAGTAGAATTTGGCGCCCAAGTTACATTGACCCACACCCAAAAGTATCCAGTTTTGCCTGATGGAATTGTCATACGGTTACTGTTAGTGCTGTTGTCGTGATAGTTATCAGTGTCATAACCATTTGTTTCAGTACCAAAATTCAAAGTCGTAGTTGTAGTATTTGAAATAGTTACATCGGCAGTCAATAATGCCAATGCGCCTGAAAATGTAGAACCACCTGCTGGTGTAGCCCATTTTACTTTATATGGTGAAACTGTTGTGTCAGCCGTCAAAATTTGGCCAGTAGTACCAATTGGCAAATTATCGTAAGTGCCTGAACCTGTACCAACAACAATGTCACCTGATGCAGTGATTGTAGTTGCCATGTCATTTGTGATTGTGACCGCACCTGAGGTGCCACCGCCTGTAATACCTGTCCCAGCAGTGACGGCAGTTATGTCACCAACATCATTTGTGACCCATGTGAAATCCATGTCAGTGTTTGTTGCTTTTGCAAGAATCTGACCAGTTGTGCCGCCTTTAAGGTCGGCCATTGATGTGTCAACTGCCTGACCAAAAACCGCAAAATCGGCTGGAAGGTCAGTCACCAAATCGGTGCTGGTGGGCATTACCCACCCAAAGTTGGTTGTTGGATTAGCCATTATTTCTCCTTGTCATGTGATAATTGTTGCACGTTGCCAGTCTAAAGAACCCGACACGCCCGCCCATGTGAACGCCGCGCTGATTTGCTGCCATTCCAATGCCTGAAGGCTATAAGCCACGGGCGAAAGATTAAGGCTGACTGAAAGTTGATTGTAACTGGCTTGAAATGACCAGCCTTCGACAAAACCCTGGAACGCACTTGCTGACATATTAGGTGGCAGGTCATTGAGCAAAATTGGCTGACCCATAAAGACACCCAACAAATTGTCACGATCGTTGTCGTCCAATTCATCATTAGTCAAATCAAATGTAACTTCACTGAAAATTGGTTGTGGGTTGGCTCTTAATGCCAAATAAAATTGGGCTTGGTCTAATGCATCAGCAGAATTGTGAAGTGTTGTTGTAATGATTTGTGCAAGGCTTCCATAGGTCAATTCTGAAGCGGCATCAGCGGCCGATTGTTCACTGGAAGAAGTGGCACCGTATTTGATTGTTATTGAATTTCGCACATCACCTGCACGGGTATCAATTCGAATTCCACGGGCGCGGGCATGGTTGGCCGTAAGGTTGACATATCCATTGCTTTGAAGGTATTGGCTGCGGTGCGTTGCATCAGCATAGGAAATTCTGCCAAATGCATCTTCGTAAATATAACCCAAACCGCTTGTGGCTAAGGCTGAAACTAATGAATAAACGTCCACACGGTTTGAAGAACGCGCTGCCAATTCGTAGTCACCAGGTCGGTCAATTTCTCCCAAACCAACATTTTGGGCATTTGCCCACGTTTCTGTTACTGGTGTGTATGTTCCCCAAGTTAGCGCACCAGGAACCTCACCCCAATTATTTAACAAAATGTCGCTTAAAACGTCCCAAATTTGGTCGCCGTCAAATTCTTTAGACAAAACGCCATTGGTCAAAATCTTTGGTAAACGTGCCAATGCTCCCAATGCAATTATTGAGTAAGTTTGCGTGAAAGTGGTTGAACCCACGTCATACACTTCAAGGCCAATATCCACAACATTTCCACCAAAAATTGGGATTAAAGTACCAGCCGAATTTTCAATTTGAACCGTGATGCTTGAATTGATTGAAACGGGAATTGTCGCCTGGTTTACATCTATCAATTGAAGGTTGACATAACCTGCTTGCGCTTGTTCATAGATATTGACCCGACCACTGCGAATGGTCAAATTGGCTAAAATTGCATTTGTGTAAGAAACACCGTCAATTTCAACATTCCAAATTGGATTCCATTGGGTCATATTCCGACCAAACTATTTGCCCCGCCCGTGCCGCGATAATAAGCATTGTTCAGCGTTTCAACCAATGTGCGCGCGGTGCCTTCTTTGTCCATTGCTCCATTTACGGTTATGTTGATTTGTGGTGCTTGTGCGGCTAATCGTGCGGCATTTTGTGAATCAGTGAATCCACCGCCGCCTGCTGCAATTAGACGTGCAGCATTCTGTGAATCAGTGAATCCGCCACCTGCCACGGCCTTTGTCGCGGCAACCGCTGATGCCACGGCAGCAGTTACGCCGCCACCAGTCGTTCCACCGCTCGTGGTTCCACCGCTCGTGGTTCCTCCACCAGTAAAACCTCCACCAGTTGTGCCGCTTGTTGACCCGCCACCCTTGATTGCACCAGGTGCGCCTGAAGTGGCAAAAGATTGTGCGCCAATTTTCGAAATTGATGAAATATCTTCGCCTGGTTTGATTAAATTAATGCCTTTGATAATTAAGTTGATTCCGTCAATAGCAGTGTTCAACAATGGCTTAATTGCAGCAAGTACGTTGGAAATCAAATTCAAAACAACGCTGGCAATTGAACCAATTATGTCAAATGCTTTTCCAACAACGGTTCCGATAATAGGCGCGGCATATTTTATGACATCAAAAAAGGCTTGAAATTCATCTTTGTTTTCTGTGATTGTTGTTTTAATTTTATCAAATGCAGATTTCATGCCGTCAAAAATTGGCATCACAAATGACTTGATTGCACCTGCAACGTCAGTGATCGTTTTGCCCAAACCAGTTTCACTTTTAAGACTGAATGAATCGCTGAAAGCCTTAACGATTGGAAGTGCATTTGTATTGATAAAGGTCAACAATGTGTCAAGGATTGGAAGCAATGCAACGCCAATTGTTTCTTTGGTTTCATTAAATGCCACGCTCAGCCGTGCAATTTTACCTTCAAACGTTTCGGCACTTTTGCCCGCTGCCCCGCCCCATAAATCGGTTAGTTTGCCTTGAATGGCGGTGAAATCCATTGTTTTGGCTTGGGCGGCAGTAATGCCCACACCCAATTTGGCCAGGGCAGTGGTCTGCCCGTCATTGGCTTTGGCCAACGCATTTGTGACGGTTTCTAGGGGTTTACCTGTGGCGGCTGAAACGTCCAATGCCAATGCCAACAATTCTTGTGCTTTGGTAATGCTCCCAGTGGAAACAACCAGCCTTTGAAGTGCAGGGCGCAAATCATCATCAGCAACACCAGTTGCCAAAGACATTTGCAGGATTGCATCTTCAGTGGCCTTAATTTGGCCGTCAGTGGCGTTTGTGGCACTTTGTAAAGCCAACGCCAATTGCAGTTGTGCTTTTTCATCTTCAATGGCGGCTTTTACGCCGTCAATGCCAATTTTGATTGCGTAGGCACCAGCAGCGACCGCGGCAGCCGCAAATGCAGCACCAATGGCTTTTCCTGCCTTGCCCATTTTGTCGCCAAAAGAATCAACGTCAGTTGTGGCAGTTTTGAGCGATTTGGTTAAATTATCAACATCACCAAGAATGGAAAGTTTGAGCGTGCGGTTGCCTGCCATTAGTCAAACCTCTTAACTATCTCAGAAAATCCTTCTTCCCAACGTTTTAAAATGTCAGGTTGCAGGCTTCTCAATGTTGGATAAATAAACCAGCCGCGGGAACCGCGACCTTCACGGCCTGACCACACTGGAAATTGCTTGTAACGATTTGAACCGAATTCAACACCGCCCCAAAGTTGTTGCGTTGTGCCGCCGCCGCTTAATTTTTGACCAGCAAAACCAAATGAAATTTCACCAATTTTGGACGACTTAGAAACCTTAGAACCTTCAGCAACGCGATTGTCCAGGCGATTACGCGTGCGACTGCCAGCCGCCGTGATGATATGCCCGCGAACATAATCGGCCAATGCTGATGATTTTTCTTTGGCTTGTGAAACGGCTTCTTCGTCCATTGCTTTGAAAGAACGGGTAATGGCACGCAATTCCGCTTTGTCGTAACTGATTGCATCAGTTGCCATTTGCCCGCCTTTCCAAAATCTCTATTGCAGTCAGTATATCTTCAGCCGTTTCAAATTCTGATTTTGGTAAACCAGTCGCAATGACCAATTCCCAAATTATTCGGCCTAGACTTCCGACTGCGAAACTTTTGGGTCTGCCTCACCAACTACCACGTCAGAAATTGTTTCTGTCCATGCTTCGATTGGCTTCACTGGTTT